AGAACAATTATTAAGATATAATAAATTAAATAATATAGATATGGAAATTTTAGCAGTTGAGGATGGTGTTGTTCGCCTCCACCTTAAACGGGACGGTTTAGAGTTGGTTAATGTTATTTAAAATCTTTCTTAAAGTCCTCAAATCGCTCTATTGCGTCTGGTTCATCATGCCGCAGCAATCCACGTTCCTTGCGAATTCGTATAGAATGACAAATTGATATTTTGTCTAGTATTTCAACATACTGTCTATTACATATCCAATCTACAGAACAGTTATATAGGAATAACAGATTGTCCAACCCATCCCAGCCTATCCAGCGTCGAATCATACGGAAGTCCCAGTGGGGATCACCATAGGAGAAGGATTCCCAATCTCTGAGTCCGTTTAGGTTCCCATCCTCATCCACTAAGATGTTTTGTTTCCATAAGTCGCCATGGAGATAGAATCGTTTGTTTAGATTTGACCTTATCGTATAGAAGTCATATAGAGCTTCTTCACAGAAAACGTCTTTCTCTTTCCAAACAACAAGGTTTTGTATAACATTACTCATGTTTGATTCTGGTATGTTGTCGTAACTAGCAAAGTTCGGCCCGTGTGGTAGAGAGTGCAATTCTACCAACAAGTCGGCAAGTTGTCCTATGAATTTGGGCCCAGGAGTTTTCAACATATGACCGTTGATCCACTCCCCCCGTATCATTCCTTCAAGCGTGACCATTGTTCTATATCATTGTAGTTTGTGAAAATCTCTGTATAGTCAGGATTTTTCAAAATTTCTTTTTTATTTTCTTCATTGTAGTTGGCCTTGATACCGTAGTGTTCTTGTATAGTGTCCAAAACTGTATCTTGATCTTCGACAAATTCCTCATAGGAAATTTTTGGGGTTTCTGGGAAATGCAACATCACCCAATTCGTAAATTCCTCTCGTATTGTAAATCTGTCCCACTGTTCTTTCGTTGCGGTAAATGAGTTCGGTGGTGGATTTGTTCTTTTCAGAGGGTCGTAGGTGCAGTACTCCCTATTTCTTGGAAAGCCTGGTTGACTACAGTGCATGGCTGTCAACTCAAAACAAAAATTAGAAATCTTGTCTTCCCGATTAAACCATATGAGATCGAAATCTTCTAGGATATTACACGCAATTTCAGCTCGTTTAAACAAGTTGCCTTTAGTTTGGGTAGGTGTGTTGGATAATTGGAGAGGCATTACCTTGATACAATATGGAAAGGGGAAATTCTCTAGGTGTTTGATCCTGCGTTTGATATCCTTTGAAGTTAAGAGGTCTTCATTAACCGTCCAATCAATATCAACTGGTTTTGTAGTTAACGCTGTGGGGTTTGTTAGGTTGACTTATTTGTTTCTACCAAACCACTCACTACCTTCAACCAAGTCAAAGGTCTTACACAGATACTCATAAAAATAGTAACTCCCAGAACGAGTTACACAGACTACAGCAAAATTACTCATCAAACCAATTCACTATCGTTTCGTAATTCGCAAATTTTTCTTTATAATCAATTTCTATCTTTTGTGGTAATTGTATATTAACAACTCCATTACTTGTCATATAAAAATAAAACCAATCATATAGATGATCATATATGTTGTTAGGATTATTTAGGAAGTCTTCAAATTTTATTAGTGGTTCGTTTTTTATAAATCCTATAGTTTTCCAAGCATTCCAAAAAAGTTTCTGTCTATACATGAACAAATCAAATTCACTTCTAGTTGCAGTAAGACTTTTATCCTTTATCTGTGGTTGGTCATTTATATCATATACATGATTTATTTTAGTACGCAGTCTAGCTATATGACTCATAAACTGTCTTATAGTATCTTCTCTCCATAACCATATTTTGGGGAATTGTCTTAGAACAAATTCAAGATCATTTTCTGGTATATAATGAATCTTAATTTTTAATATGTGTGGGTGTTTTGAGAATTTAGCTTCTTCTATTTGTTGATATTCATTTTGTTTTAACCAAGACCCAGAATCTTCTAAACCAAAATCATTACAAAGTCGTTTTCTGAAATATGTGCAACCGCTGCGAGATGTAGATACCATCCCCAACCTTTTTTCATTAAAAATAACATTATGGTACATATTATATATAGTATTATGAGTTATGTTTATTTTGAAACTACATTTGAAGATATATATGATATTTGGGATAAAGAATTGTGGCCGGAGAGAAAAAGTAAAATAGAGAAAATGAGTGCTTTGAGATGGAATGCTGGTTTATGGAAAAAACACGGTAAAGTAAGTATAACAAAAGACCGTTCTATATTTGATAATTATACGCCCACCTTTTGGGGAATTAAAAATGAGGGGGAAATTATTGGTGTTAATAGTGGATTTAGAACTTCTGATAGAATCTATAGGTCTAGGGGGTTATATATAAAACCAGAAAGAAGAAAAAAAGGATTATCTAATTTACTTTTAAAGTTAACATTACAAATTGCATTAAAGGAAAATTGTAAGATGGTTTGGACTATGCCACGGAAATCTGCGTTATTTGCTTATGAGAGTGTTGGATTTCAAAAAATAGGGAATTGGATAGAGGATGATGTAGAGTTTGGTCCCAATTGTGTTGCAATTCGTGTATTGCAATAAAAGAAATATTATAAATATATAGAAAGGATATTTCTATGGCTGTACCCACAACAAAATCAACATTTAAAAGTTATTGTCTAAGAGCACTTGGTGATGGTGTTGTAGATATTAATGTATCAGATGATCAATCAGATGATAGAATAGACGAAGCATTGCAGTTTTTTGCTCAATATCATTACGATGGTATAGAGAAGATGTATCTTAAACATCTTATAACTACTGCTGATGTTACCCGAGCTCGAGCAAATACAACAACTACAGGAACGGATACAGTAGATAGTGATATTACTGCTAGTTTTCTAGAAGGTAATAATTTTATTCCATTACCCAGTGCTGTAGTTTCTGTACTTAATGTTTGGCCATTTACAGATACGGGTGGTGGTGGAAATATGTTTGACATTCGTTATCAGTTACGTCTAAATGATCTATTTGACCTTTCTTCAACATCTGTTATTCAGTACCAGATGGCTATGGATAATTTAGACTTAATAGAACACATTCTCGTAGGTGAAACCCCAATACGGTTTAACCAACATCAAAATCGTTTGTACATAGATGCGGATTGGGAAACTGATTTTACTGCTGATACAGATTATATTATTGTAGAATGTTACCGCAAACTAGACCCAACCACATACACAGATGTTTATGATGATCTTTTCTTAAAGAGATATGCCACTGCATTGATTAAAAAACAGTGGGGGGCAAATTTATCTAAATTCAGTGGTGTTGCTATGTTAGGTGGTGTTACAATGAACGGAGAGACAATATATTCTCAGGGATTAGAGGAACAACAAAAATTAGAAGAAGAAATGCAATTGATGTTTGAAGTTCCTGTGGATTATATGGTAGGATAATATGGCTGTTAATAAACACTTTCATACAAGTGGTGCAACTGCTGTTGCAACAGAACAGAATTTATACAGAGATTTGGTAACTGAAGCAATTCAGATTTATGGCCATGATGTATATTATCTAGATAGAACTGCTGTTGCAGAAGACACTTTTATGGGGGAAGACGCCCTTTCTAAATTCCACACACAAGTTCCAATAGAAATGTATATGGAAGATGCAGAGGGTGGTTTTGCCGGTGAACTGGAATTAATGAATCAATTTGGACTACAAAATTTAAGTGAAGCAACATTTGTAGTTAGTAAAATAAGATTCCAAGAAAAGACAAAACAAATACAGATAGAAACAGGAACAGATTCGACATCCTCTGGTTCTGTTTTGTTAGAGTCTGGTACATTATCTTCTGATTCCAAATTAGAAGGAAGTACATTTTATATTTTGAATGAAACCGATGCAACTGACTCTGATAGGCCCTATGAGGGGGATGCAATATATCATCCTACTTTAGGTAAACTATTTCAAATAAATTTTGTAGACCATGATGAACCATTTCATCAGTTGGATTCAAATCCTGTTTATAAATTACGTTGTCGGTTATTTGATTATAGTTCAGAAACTATCGATACAGGTATCGCTGCAATAGATGCCATAGAAGATTCATTGTCTGTAGCAAGTTCAGAGTATCAATTTACGTTAGAACAATCCTCAGCTGTTAATGAAGAAATACGAATTGTTCATGGCACACTTGTTGGAGAAACAGGTTTATTGATAATGAATGGTACAGATGCTAGTTCCACCAATGCTGGTGATAACATAATTGGCCAAGATGATTCTACCTCAGTAGGTGAAAGTATTCTACTTGAAACTGGTAGTGAATTCCTCGTATCGGAAGACTATATAGTAGGGGATATGGATACAGATAAAACATCTCAAAACGAATTATTTGATACACTGGATGATACAATACTAGACTTCAGTGAAACTAATCCTTTTGGTGATGCAGGGAGTGCAGATTAATGTTAGGACAATCTTTTTATCATGAAACAATTCGTAATGTAGTTGTTTCATTTGGAACAATTTTTAATGACATCCAATTAGTTCGCAAGGACAATGCTGGAGCAATTCAACAAACTATGAAGGTTCCTCTTGCATATGGACCAAGACAGAAATTTCTTGTTCGACTGAATGAAGATGCAGACCTTTCTAAGACAGCTGCTGTTACACTGCCCCGAATTGGTTTTGAGATTAGTGGTCTTTCATATGATCCTACTAGAAAACTTAATCGTGTTCAAAAATTTAAAAAAGTAAAGGGTGCTAGAAGTGATCAATTAGACAGTCAATATATGCCTGTACCATATAATATAGAGTTTGATTTGTATATTTTAGCAAAACAATCTGATGATGCTTTACAAATTGTAGAACAAATTCTTCCCTACTTTCAACCAGATTATACTGTTACTATTAATGACATGGCAGTAATGGGTATTAAGAAGGATGTTCCTATTATTCTTAATAGTATTAGTTATGAAGATGACTATCAAGGAGAGTTTACTTCTAGAAGGGCAATTATTTATTCTTTGTCCTTTGCCGCAAAGTTTTATCTCTACGGTCCTGTTACCTCTCAAAAGATTATCAAAACTACACAGGCAGATCAATATACGGATATGCCTGATCAATCTCCGAAGAGACAACAAAGACTTACACTAACACCTGACCCGGGCACATCTGACGCTGATGATGATTTTGGGTTCAATGAAACGACATCGTTCTTTGAAGATGCTAAAAACTATAACCCAGTTACAGGAGCTGATGAATAGTAACACCTTATTATGACAAAATTTGTTTATATTAGTGATGAATATCGGCAGGCCTGGGTTACTTTTCTGTTAACTAGAGATGTTGATAATGATAATTCCGATTCAATGGGATGGTATCGATTTTCTGATTCTTTCATAGAAGAATTTAATTATAAATTTCAAGAAGAACGACATCTTCTAGAAAAATATACCCGGCCCAAGGATTGGTTCTTAAACGACATGGAAGGGAAAGAAGAATATCTTTTCAACATGTCCCAAAATTTTTACCCTAAAGTCAAATACGAATATACTGAAGACCTACCTTCCTTTTCAGATATGATGATAAATCGTGCTGAAGAATTGCGGGACATGGGTAAGGAAATTGAATTATTTTATTCTGGCGGGATGGACAGTGTTGCAGTGTTGTTGGCGCTAATAGAGGTTTGTCCTTCAGACCAAATTCGTGTTATTATGGGGGGGTATCCTGGGCCTGTACAAGACTATCCAGATATGTATAAAAAGGTTATATCCCAAATGCCCAATGTTAATATGAATTGTGGAGATTTGTTTGGACAAGCAA